TAACCAGCATATAAAATTAAAGTTGAACCTAAATGAAAGACAATACTATCATTCCATTTACCATTCGCATTAGCTACTTCTAAAGACAGTTGGGCAGCAGTGTTTGGACCTGAATGAGATAAAGTCCAAGATAATATATCATCTGAAATGGCTAAAAGATCAGTCTCTACTAATTTTTGTATAAAATGTGGTCCGTAAGGAGAGACAGTTCCATGGCCCAAACCCCCAACAGTATACAACACGTTGTCACAAACAATCGAAATAGTACCAGGCATAGTTCTTAAATCACCAGCCCCCCCATATCTGGTTTTGTAATAAGTAGACACAAAGTCACTAACAGACAGATTATCTATTTCTCCAAATTCTCGATAAACAGTATTTAATGCGCCAGTTTTATCAGTATATTCTTCCCCAGTAAAACTACTAAATAAATAATACTTATTACTTATACCAGTAACTTGAAAACTTGTAATACTTCCTTGATAAGTTTTAATAAGCTCAGGTGGACTAACATTATCTCCTGACACATACACTCTATATAGATTTGTTACATCTTCCTCCATCATAGATAATGAGAGATGCCCACCAATATATATATAAAACCCACCACCATCTGGGTTGCTAATCTCACTTAATGGGCGTTCATACTCCGAGAAAACGCCAACCGTTCCCAAGGTATGCCCAAGTACAAACATACCAACAGCAATAGAAATATATTCTAAATTATTTTCTCCATCTATTGAAACTGCATAAGCTATTATTTCATCACTCACAGGCCATATCCCAGTATTCCTTGAAATGGGTTTAACTTCTCTCAAGAGTTGCGCTGGTTCTTCAGTAGCAGCAAATGAAGTAAGTTCACTATCAAAAGTAGTATAATTTGTACACTTTATATAGTGTAATTTTCTTGATTCAGATAATAGTGGTTGATAATTGGTTCCATCCCACTGCGCTACATTAGAATTAGCCCCATTAGGACCTGCCCACCAATCTCCCACAACCAAAATCTCATTAGCTAATTGATAATCCCAACCTATAACATCACAACCAAGCATCCCACCACCTAATTCTTTCCATGCACCATCATAATAACCAAATCCACGCACATTATCACCATCTATCGTCAACTGATCTCCTCCCACATATAAATTCCCATCAGACTCAACTCGCATATTTTCAAGTTTCTTATGAATAGTTAATTCTCCTAAACTATCCCATGCAGGTCCTACAATATTATATTTAAAAATTTCATAATCTCGTGTAACTGACGCTTCACATCCTATATAAATATCGCTACCATCCCCACTAACCGCAATCTTCTCTACAACTCGATTAATGCCATCTCCAACCTCTTCCCAAGACCCATTTAATGATGCCTTAGCCACCTCAGCCTGCAATGCGTAACCTGTAAAATCCCCACACACATAAATTATATTATTACTATCTATATCTATATCTTGAACAGTACCAACAATACCATCCAAAGCATCCGGTAACCAACGTTGTTCAATATGACTCCACACGGCAATACCTTGAGTATAATTCCCCCCTGCGAAATTAAAATCACCAACAACTACTATATTATCATTACTTGTAGCCACCAATCTATTAACTATAGGAATATTATCTGAGGGCTGCCCTAAACCACTTTGAGTAACTCCCCCATTCATTACATGCCATTCCAGATTTACTGGATCAAGCCAAGCCACACAACTAGAATATTGACTATCACCAGTTAAACTAAAGGAACCACCCATATAAATCATACCATCTGAAGTTTTAACAATTGAATAAATAGTAGGATTCGATTCCGCCCCAACAACAAAATTTTCTGGAAACCCACTTACACCGCCAACAGCAGTATGAAAACGATTATCTATGGATGAAAATTTTACTATTGCATTAGCTATTCCCAAAGTTAAATTTCCAACAATAAAAATATCCCCATCTATTTTTAATATATCTGTAGCATAATCCCCAACAGCCTTTACACCAATATCCTGTGATGTTCGTTCTCCACCAGTAATCAACACCCCAACTTTATTATCCACTCCTCCAATATACCAAACCATAATACTTCGCGGAAGGTCCCCATCATAAGGTCCTATATCTGTTGCACCGTCCCAACTCCATTGTGAAGCATCTGTAGGGTCTGTTAGTTGCTTAATTTTTAACATCCAACCCCCAGCATCATCAACACAACCCGCTAATATAATTCCTCCATCATCTGGTATTACATCATAATCAAACACACCCAAACAACTACTATTAACATACTCTGTTTGATTCTCATCGTGACTACCAAATAAGAACCCATTAGCGGCCCCTGTACCGCCCTCTTGAGTAAACTCCTCAAAGGTTAATTTAATAGAATCTAGCAACTCCTCTTCAGAGAGTCCAGATATATCAAACTCTATTTTAGAGATTGGTACTCGATTGCCCTGTTCACTTAAACTAACAATTGTACTGCCTACATTCCTCATGTTATGTTATCCTCTATCTCCATTCTTTCGCTTTTATATTTCCAAGATAGCGTTCGCAGACAGACTCTTTAGGAGAGAATCCCAGTTCATCCAAAGTAACTGTATATTCATCACCATCCTCACCAATCTTCCAATTATGTGTATACGTAACAGCACTATCTTCCTCCCACAAGATTTCCAAAGCTGTTTTATCATCTGGTGTAAGCCATACAGTAACCTGCCACTCTCTTGGACCCCAACCAAATTGTCGAGAACGTTTGCCAGTAATTGTTATTTCATCTGTAAGAGTCTTAGGACGCTCACCACCACTAAATTTATGTTGATGTATAGTAAAAGTGTCATCATCTATATATAGATAGATTGGAAGTGTCATTATCTACGAATCTCTTGTCTCACGAAATTTCTCATAGTTTTTCCAAATTCCTTCTGTTGTTCTGTTAATATATCTGCAATGGCTGCTTTATCAACCTCACCTGATACATACAATTGAGGGGCGAATATAAAAGTGCCGCCGCCAAATCCACCAGCAGTGGGCAAATTTACAGAACCCAAAGAACTAATATTTGGCATTGAAGCAAAAGCACCAAAGGAACCAAAAATGGCATTATAGTTACTAGCAATAGCAGACAAAGAAATAACATTAGACTGTAGCCAAGTATTGAGACGCCCAAACTCACTGATAATTCCGTTTATCATATCTGGTACTATACTTCTTCCATAAATATCAGTATATGCTTTTTGCCAATACTCAGTAACTGGATTATCAGTTGCTGCTAAATCAGATCGTATCTTAATTACTGATTTACTGAACTTATCTTCTACTGCTTTTGTTGTAGATTCGGCCGATGCCTCTACACCAGCAAATAAATTAGGATCTGCTCCCTTTCTTATTAAAAATGCTTGTAACCTTTCTGCTGCTTTCTCTTCGCCTTCAAAAAGGGCGGAAAGTCCAGTTCCAAAAAACATGGATGCTTGATCCACAATATCTAATTTGGCCCCTGCTTTCACAGCTTCAGCACTAACAGTACCTACATTCCCACCACGCAACATACCCAACCACTCTAAAAGAATAACTGTAATATCATCCATTCTAGTAATCAAATCTGGTATTTTTCTAAACGCATTATCCTCACTTAAACCGGCCAAATCCTCTATACCATCAACCAATAAAGCCAATCTATCAAAAGCACTTTGTTCTGTTTTAATTGGTATGCCCGACGCTCCGCCTTGCAGTGAATATTGATATTTAGGAACAGAAATCTTTTTACCACCAAATAACTGTATTACCATATTAGTAACAGAAGCGATCAAATCAACTAAGGCATTACCAAAATCATGAAGGGTTCTACCCAATGTATCAGCAATGTTCTGCTGTTCTGTGCCCATAGCAGCAGCAATCTTAGCTTCTAAATCATCCATATTAAATGCCTCTGCTATCTCAGAGGGCAACCCCGAGAATACGCCCGTTAATGCTTCGCTAGTATCCTCCGCGGACTTGGTAAATGATGAGTAAACTTCAGATAATGTACTAACTGCGGTGGCAGTTTGATCAGCAATTGCTTGAGCGGTACTAAGAGCAGCTTGTTCAATCTCTCGTTCTTGAGCAAAACGTTTCTCCATTTCAACTTTATCTTCATTTTTAGCATCAAGTTGAGTCTGAAGAGCTTCGATTTGTTTGGCAGTAGCTTCCTTTTGTGCTTCTATAGCTTTAACTTGATCTGCATACTGAATACGTAATTCAGCAGCTAACAAATCTCTCTGTTTTAATTTCTTTTCCTCAACACTTATCTCCATCTGCAACTGTTTTAGTCTATCTTCAAATATTTGCTGATTGGCCCGTAGTTGAATCTCTTCCTGTGACATAACTTTGACACCACGAGATTCACGTTCTTTAACCAAAGCCTCTAGCTTGTTGTTATTCATATCATACTCAAACTGTAACAAATCTAGCTGAAGCTGTAATCTCTCAATTAGCTGTTCATCAATTACAATACCCATATTACGCAATTGTTCGGCAACACGCTCATCAATCATAGTCTCAATACGCTGAATCTCTTTATCAAAATTAGATTCACGCCGCTGTAGGCCAGAGATCTGATCACGAATCTGAGTAGTCTCAGCTTCTATAATCTTGATTGCTGCGTCTCTAGTTCTTTCAGCAGCCTCAATACTACTTTTTATTCTATCAAGATTAGCACCAGCAACAACCGCCGCCATAGAAGCTCTGACAAATTCAGCTACAGAAGCTAATGGTCCAAGAAATTTTTGAGCATATTCAGTCGCTATTGTAGTAAGATCTGAAGTTCCTCCAGATACCGACAATGCTTGTAATACTTGTATCTTAAACTTATACGATGCACCAACTGCTTCTTCGCCCACTTTCTCTATATTTCCCAGTACAAAACTCATTAGAGTATCAATACCGGAAACAGCGGTAGAACCAACTTGTGTAGCAAGTGATACCAAGTCTTGTAATCCAGTACCAGTTAAATTCGCAAATGTCTTGGCAAAGATATTGCCCGCAGAAGAATCACCCAAGCCATCAGCTATACCATCACCTACCTCTTTTCCTTTTTCTTTTCCATAGCCATAATCAAAACCCACAAAAGCATTGTCTTGAAATTTTGCTGCAAAACCCGCTCCAAACTTTTCCCCTAGTTCTTCGCCAATCGCCCTAACTCCACCAGCCTCACCGGAGATGATCCGATTTATCATAGAAGCCAAGCCACTAATAAGATCAGTAACAAAACTAACAAATCCAATTACCAAACCTTTTAAGTATTTGATAATCAGTTCAGGGTCGCGCTTGACAACGCTCTCGATTATCTTCCAGAAAGATAAAAATACGCGTTGAGCATTTCCAGTTACCTTGATCCACTCAAACATAAGCTCCAGAACTCGTGAAATAGCCCCACCAAGTCCCCCTAGTATTTGATCAATGTATGGACTGTATACTGCAATCTGCTTATTAATCTCTCTAAGAATAAGTGACAACCTATTAAAGATCGGCACACCAAGAGCTACTGACATTAGGCTCATAGCATCTTTTAAGTTAGATACTGCGCCCTCCCAAGTCTTAGCCTGCTCTTCGGCCTGACCAACAACCATTGACGATTGCATGGCCCAACCCCTCATCAACTCTACACTATCTTTTACGCTATGGTTTAATTCATTATTAGCATTAAGAAGTTTTAGTTCTTCATAACCTTGGGCTTTTAGATTCTTTTTAAGGTTGCCTGTAGCTTCATCATATACATCGGCATGAGCAGCGGCTTGATAAGTTCCATCGGAAAGTTTTTTCATCCAAGCAGTTACGGCCATGAGCGGAACACCAATAGAATAAAAGGTTTTTCGCCAGCTAGGAAGATTATTATTAAGTGCCAGTATACCCTCAAGAATACGATCAACTGGCTCATTAAAAGAAGCAGCCATTTCAATCATGGGATAGAGCCACTCTTCAGGATTAAAGCCATACTTCATCATCTGAGGAATAGTCTGGAGTACATCAACAACTTCTAATGAAGAGGAAGCAATAACATCTTTAGCCCATTGAAACCAAGCAGTTGATTCTTCGTTGATTGCTTTGATTCTCTCAGTAGCATCAGCAAATCCACCCCTACCAGAGATAATACCAGTCATACTAGCTCTGAAACTAGCAAAAGCATCATTAGCAGCCACAAACTCTGATATTGCATTGCGCAATCCACGAACCAACGTATGTTTAATATCATAAACAAAACGGCTAAGAAGATTAGCCCCAAAAACAGCAGCAAAAATCTTACCTGTAGTAGACGTTGTCTTCCCAAGCCCAACCATAGATTTACCAAGATTCGCAACGCCCTTGGTTAATGCAACCACCGGACGAGCAGGAGCTATAATAACCTTGCCAAATGTTTTAGCCACGTCGGCAGTTCGCTTTACCGTTCTCCCAACCGCTGTACTAGATACTCCAAACTTAGCGGTTTCTTTAGCGGCCGCTTCAGTTAATCTTGATGTAAATTCTAGCTCTCCACGCATATCACCCAATAAATCCACGTATCTGCGCAGAACATCTTTCTCAGCATCCGTTAGACTGTCCGTAAATCTTTGACTGGCATCACCCACTTCATAGAAAGTTTCATTAAGAAGTCTAAAAGAATCTTCAAGTTCTCCAGCTATACTTTCGCCCTTGTCAGAAGCCTTCTTCATCTTATTCATCTTACCTGTCAGGGCATCTATATTAGAAAGTAGCTCTTTATTAACCTCACTAAAATGCTCAGAGGCATTGGCATGACTAGAAGCGGCTACTGCACTTGCCTTGATCTGTCTCATATTATCGCGAAGAATATAGGTTTGTTGAGCAAGACGCGCATTTGCGGGTCCCAACGCCACACTATACGCATTAACCTGTCCGCCCATCTTATCCAACCACTTGATAACAGGATCGGCGGATGCTCGACTACCAGCAAGGACACGACGAAATAAATACCAAGCATTAGTATTTGAATCCAATAATAACTTAGCATCAGACAATGATTTAGTTAGCTGATTCCAAGCACCCCCGCCTGTTCCACGCAATGTAGTTTGAAATATAGCCTCAGTTTGCTTAGCAATTGCAGCAGCAGCGGGGTCAAGTTCTTGCCTTGCGCGACGCTCCATCTCTTTGCCAAGAACTATGTCAAGTCCTTCAGCAGTACCCTTAAGAAGTTTCTTGTACTCAGTCAAGGAAGCAATAGCTTGCTGATCTACTGCCCCACCCGTAGCACGCATCTTTCTCTCTAGTTCTTCTATAACACCCAAAATACGCACCACATCTTGTTGCTGCTGTTTCAACGCCGTTATATTTAAAGTCTTATCAAGAGTCTTCCCATATAGATTTTCCATACTCTTGCCTAAAGATGTAATAACACCACCAATCTGATTCCAGCTAGACGCCGACTCTCCTGTCAAAGTTAATTGTTCTTTTATACTAGTGTTCAGAACCATCATTGCACGACCATACTCTTGTAATGAGCTTACCGCTACCATTGCACCCTCGTCTACATGTGCATACTCCTCATGCATACCCTTTAGAGTTACAACGTGCTTTATCATGTCAGAATTAGCATTGATTACATTTGTTTGTATCGCATCATAAACAGCTTTGAATCCTTTTCTGGGTTCATCCTTTAGAAACTTAGTATACTGCTGCCAAGCACCTCTAGCCTCTGTAGCGGTAACTGCTAAATCTTTCCCAACCTTTGTAAATGATTGCCCCTGGGCTATGGCATAAGTCAGTGCTTTGTTTAGTTGTGTATATGATATACCCTCATCACGCGCAGCTATTGAAACAGACACTAAGCCTGCTCTAGCCTTTTCTAATGTTGGATTCAGTTGAGTATCAGTAATATCTGCGGTGTATCTAAGACTCTCTTCTAGCTTAGCTAAATCTCCCAATAGCTTAGGGTCAACAATATCCCCAGCAACCATAGACATTTGAGAACCCTTGGCAATATTTGCTAAATCTCGTAATCGTTGAGCAAGTTTTTCGTACTCCGCTCCCAATCTAGCCATTTCAGGAATATTGCCAGCAGCAGTCGCTTGTTTCAATTCATCTTTAACTATTCTTAATTCATGTCCAGTTGATGTAAATGCAGTCTTTATAAACTGAAGAGTCTCTCGAAGTTGAGTAAGATTAACGCCCAGAGTCTCAACTGCATTTACACTAACAAAGACTTCTCCGCCCATCTTTTTAAGGTCAGTATCAACATCACGAATAGAACTAGATAAATCAACATCACTAATCTTTAAGATTCTAGCTGCATCTGCTAGCTTGATAAACCCCTGATCACCTGCTAATTCGGCTATTGCTTTTCCCATAGCTCTAGCATTAGCGGTACCCTTAGTCAATGATTCATTTATACTCTCAAAGGTAGAAAGTTCTTTATCAGAAATTAACTTTGACAGAGTTTTAATAGCAAGACCGGGTACATCAGCAGCAGCAGTCTTTTTTGGTATATTTAACTTTTCTTTCCAATGAGGCATATCCGCAGGGTCAGTAACTTCACCCCTAAGAAATTTACCCAGATCTTTACGCCATTCTTTAATCTCATAAGTAGCTTTCGTCGTCGCCTCTTGCGCACTATCAATAAGCGGTTGGAACATTCTAGCACTAGCGATGTCCATATCTTTTTGAGCAGCTTTGGCAGCAGCTACCAAGCCGGCAAAGCCCGTACCACCTCGTAGTGATGTGTTTAATTCCTTAGCCTTCGTTATAGTCGCAGCAATAGACCGGCCCGTGCCTACATACGCTCCTCCAATTTGATTTAGAGTAGCTACACTAACCTGTTGTAAGTTTTTTAATGCGGCGGCCGCTTGAGTGACATTTATTTTTAGTGTAAGAGTTGATACAGTTGAACCCAATTTCTACCCCTATTACATTGATTCGATTAATTTTAAGGGAACAAATACAGAATCAGAGGGAAGTTCAATTCTTCTGCCTTTCTCATCTATTATAGACCCATCCTCTAACTGTCTAACTACTGGTAGATTCCGCTTTGCAAAGAACTCTTTTTTGCTTCCACCAACCTTGTGCATACGTTTACCTACTTGCTTGGTAATTAGATCATTAACCGCACGCGGAGATACTGCTATCTGATACCGCTCTATATTGAATACCCATTTCCATTTTCTAGGCTCACCACCAGCAGTTACAAATCTCAGATACTCTTCATTCTCTTGAATACGCAAGGACGCCATTTTTAATGTTAAGTATCTATCCCAAGCTAGTTCATCATCTATATATGTTATGGGTAAGCCAAAGTATTTTACAATGGGCTGAAGATCTTCATACTCTACAACAGCAGTCTCTACTACTTGACCTCGGTCTCCTTCACTATCTCTGGTTCCTTCGCCTCTTCGGTTTGACCAGACGGCGTAGTAAAATTTTTCAGAGATTCACTGGCCTCCTCAGTCATATTCTGACCTACATGGAATATCATAGCCCTAACAGCAGCACCATAGACCTCAATAAAGGTTCCAGCTTTATCTAGTATCTTATCATCAAGACCGAGAATTATTGGCAATAGTCCCTCAAACTCATCAAGAAACGCCTCATCCTTCATCAAGGGTCCAATAGCAATTACTACATTTACAATCTCATCAAAGAATACTGAGACCTCCAGGTCCCCATCAACATCACTACGAGAGAACAAGTTATCCAAACTGAATCCATTATTCTGAGCCTCAGCTACCAGCTTAGAAAATAGACCAATAATCTTGAACATATTCTTTCGAGCAACTCTACCCTTCAATCGCTCTACTTTATACTTCTTACCCTCAAGACTAAATTCAAAGACGTCCTTACCCATTTTTTTCCAATCTCCTTTTGAAATGGTCTGAACAATCACTATCATCTACTTCACAATCGATATCAACATTAGAATCAATATTACGATAAGAGTTCCAGATATAATCTTTTACTGAGTTCTTAATCTTATCCAGCCGCTCAGAGTCAATATCAGGAAACACTACCTCTAACTGAGTCTTGAGTTTACCCTCCAAAAATCTGAATTCAGACTCAAGAACTTCTCGCAATCCTATCATTAGCTTTCTCCTCTCAAACTTATAATGTTTAGTTCAATATATTTTTCTAGTTATATGGCAGAGAGAGGTTTCCCTCTCTCCGCCTATATATAGTATACCACATAAAACAGGCTTTGTCAAGTGATTGGTCAATTAGTTTATTTATTAAATGTCCACAGTTAGACTAAAATAGCCACAAACTACATAACCTACGGCCGGCCGGGAAGGTGTTTACTGGTAGTGCCGTAATCTCAACGGGAATGTTATTCTCGCCATTGCGTGCCATGGTCCCCCAGTCAAACCCATTAGTAACAATAGCTTTATAGATAGTAAGAATACCACCAGAGATACCATTAGCAATGTTAGCAGTGTCAATAGCATGACAATCTACATTAGTCCATTCTACAGTAATAGGTCGAGAAATCATATCACAGCCACCACCAGTAGCAAACACTTTTTCAGACGAATCCTCATTATCAAAGGCTGTAGTGTGCAACAGAAGCTCGACCAACTCGGGCTTAAGTTCTTTTGCTTCAAACGACAAGGTAAGTGATTCATCAGTCATATCAAAGATTGTACCCTGTGGAGCATTAGCAGAATCTACCGGCTCAAACGTTTTAGAAAGAACCTGACCCATACTAGCTAACAATCCCACCTCAAAATACTTTGTACTGTCCTCGAATCCTACGGGAATACTGTTGTAATTATAAGAATAACTATCAAAATCCAGCGCAGTAGTCCAACCAGTCTTTCCAATAAGAACTCGAACTTCCGGTTTCACCAAGAATCCCTCAGATACCACCGGTGCAGAGGGAGTATAATCACCAAAAGAAGACATAATTTACCTCCTATATTTCTATTTGTTTCTTGACGGGTCTGTCCCGTTCTACTTTTTCGCTAATAACTTTAGTACCCCTCACATCTAGTTTTGCCTCATTACTTGGCTTATTTGGTTTTCCCCAATCTGCTACATCTGTTTTCTTTTCCGTAACCGCCGGAACTACAGGAACCACTGGCTCTTTCAATTCTATGGGCGGCGGCAGAGCACCAACCGGAGCCATACCCTTTTTCACGGGCTTTATAATACTTCTACCACTATGCGCGCAGTAGAACTCAACCTCTTTATTGGCTACATATTCAAAGTCATCAGATCTAACCGCACAACCCATGTGAGTAATTTCATACGGGGTGCCACTTGGTGCTTCCCCTTTTACTATTCGTACTACACCAACACGAGCATCAACCAAAACCCATTGCCACTTTATTTGTGCCATATTAGCAACTCCTCATTTTAAATTCGATACTTGAATACATAATAGGAAAATCATTTATGATAAACTCTTCTGAGTTATTAACTCGTATTCCATAGTCTAGTTCTATATAATACGTTGAATCCCCATAAGTTAGTCTTCCATTACTAGCCTGTAAGATAGTAGTAATAGAATTCACAATTCGATCTCTAACTATTAGGAAATCAAAAACCATTGTCTGATAAAGTGTATCCTCGGATTGCTGTGCAAATATAAAGTCAGCCAACTCAATAATAACTAGATAAGAAGTTTCATCTACTATTGGTAGATTAGAATTGACACTGTCATTATATACAGTTGTTGGAGACCTGGTAGAGATGTTAATATGATAACCACCAGTTGGGGGGGTTAATCTTGTTACCGAAATAGTAACAAACTCACGAGCAGCCCCCTGATGAACAATACCAGATACCCAGTCAGCTTTATTGTCATCTACAAAATCTTTAATTGCTAAACGAATTGAACTTTCATCCATTAGTTGTCATCCACCAAAATAACCCTACGAGATACTGGAAAGTTTTTAGCAAAGTTTTCAGCACGGCTATATTTGAGTGCTCCCCCGCTTTTTAGAGTTCGAGGAACCATTGTTTTCATGCCCATTGCTTCAACAAACTGACCAGATGACATTAAAGATTCAATATCCTCTTGATAATTAGACTCAAAATTCTCAGTAACATTAGTTAGTTTCTGTTGGAACCAATTAGCTCCCTCAACGTTTCCGGGGTGATGCACATATTCAGTCATAAATGCCGCGCCACCTTCAGGTAATCCTAAACCAGCAGGAGGTTTGTCCCACCAGAATAAAAGTTTCTTGCGTTTGCTGGCTGCCTCAATAAGGTGTGGATTAGTAGCAATAACATGTAGCTCATTTCCCCGTGTCATCATATTAGCAACAAAGATTGAAAGTGGTGATGTGGAAAAAAGCTCAACATTAAAAGTATATACTAACTCACCAAACAATTTCTGATGGCTGAGATAATCATATTCATCCTGTCCCAAGGCGTATTCAAAATCATCAGCCAGCTCAAGTTTGATTTGCTTTCTGCGCTCTGTGTTTTGTCTAATAGATACATACCAGCTATCTTTGAACTCTGGTTCATCCAATCCCAATCTCTTAGACGCTCTGATAAATGTTTTTGGTCGTTTTAATGGAAACTTTAATAGAAAGTGTTGATGCCCCTCTTTAATTGGTTTATCAGTAGGAACCCCACCAGAGATAGAAGTTACTTCTACTCCATGCCCTTGCTTGCTCTTTGCACTGCTTAAACTGCTATATGCACGAGTCATATACGCCTCAGAAACATTGATACTTGCTTCACCCCCCAAATCAGACCCAGACCAATGTGCTTGTGCTAATCCCTCAACTACCTTTGACATCTCATCAGCATATTTAACAGCAATCTTTAGATGTTCTATATATGCAGATGATTGAGCCATTGCAATTCCAGCAGCCCAACGGTCAAGATTTACAACTCCCTTACGCACTACTCGCTTACCTACTTGTGCTAAATCCTTTTCTTCCACTCGTCTTTCTATGCCACCACCATCATCAATAGTCATAGAAACATTAACCAATGGTCTAGCCACAATCTATACCCATTGATAAGACGCTAACTGTGATTGAATATATATCTCGTATGCTTCAACCTCACCAGCCGAATCAAAGAAACTAAGATGATCTGCTAGTTCCATATAATCGGTATTACCCTCCGATGTCATAGCAGCACGCTGAGTTAAAAGAAATCGCTCAGCCTTTGAACCATTACGATAACTAGCCCGTAGTCCTGTTTCACCTCGTACTAATCTGGTTAAGAAACTATTAAAGTGTGTAAAGAATACATTACCAGGACTAGTTGAAAGACCCGGACCCATAGCAGGAGCAGGCCGCATTGAGTCACCTATAATTCCAGCAGCCCCTGATGCCACCATATAATCAAGAAAGTAGGTCTGTGAATCAGGCCAATCCTCACCAGTCATTGCCGCTAATGGAAGTATATACCCAACCTCAGAAAGACTATGATCTAACAAAGAAGCTGCATATTTAAGATAATACGCTACCTGTACCGCTGTTGGTCTAGTTGCAGCAGATGCACCAGCTGGAAACAGTTGAAAAAGTAATATATCCAGCGTAGATGCAGTTGAATAAGGGAAGAGAGCCACTGCCATACTGCTACTCCTTAACTCTTTTAATATCACTTATTGTAAAGTCAGCTACATTTTTCATCATTGTACCCTCTCTTTCTTCATTCCACTCACCAATGATACTATGGGGGGAAGTGCCCTCCCCCCCATAAAGAGAGAGAGTAGAATGAAAGTCCAGTTGTACCTTATCTTTTTCCTTTTCCTATGTGTATTCTCAGGACTATGTGAATGAGGAATATGCCTCACGCTAGAGGGGAAAGATAAATGTTTAATTAAAGTTTATCAACTCCAAGCATCGAGAACGAAAATGCTTCCTGCGGCAGTCAGCATCGGGAAGGCGATGGTCTGGATCCCAAGCTCGGAATGAAACGGGGGAATGGGCTGAGTATAACTGTAGGGAAGTTTCCCATTTTCGTAGATCCCGTCAGGCCCAGCTACAGGTGCAAAAGCCAAATCACCAAATTTCTCAGCGGGCGGAAGAATCAAGACCTGCCCATCAGCAAGGAACGGAACAGAATTAATAGTAGGTCCATCACCACTGTCCACGCTGGTACGGTAAGTCCACATAGCATCGTAAGGCATGAACTTAAACCCAAGATCATTAGCCAAGAAATCTTTTAGATTACCAACATTCAAGAAACGAATACCCGTCTCAGTTGCAGCCAAACGGGCCAGAACAGTAGTGTTAGTAACCATTCGGGACCATACTGATTCAGAACAAATAATGGTAGAGCCACGAGCAGATAATCCAGTGGTTTTCCAAATAAGTTCTGAGATAACCTCAAGGTCCAGCATTGGATCAGAAGCGGGATCATCCCAAGCAGCACCACCACCAGCACGAGCATTATATCCACTAAGTGTAGAAGCAGACTGCTTAAAGGTAGACCTAAATGGGAACACGAGAGTAAAGGAAGCTTCCCCCCATTCGGGAGCCAACTCAGTAATGGTAGCACCAGTAGAATCTACAGGGGGCCAAACAATCTGTCCCTGCATGGCCTGCATAACAAAGTATTCTAGTGTACTATCAATCCTATCATCACACCATTCAATCTTATCGCGTACTTCTCGCATTGCACGAGTACGAGCACTCTTTTCCGCACGACTGGTTACACCAACAGTTCCAATATCACGAATGGTCATAATCGCATAGGGATCAAGAATACGTGATGCCATAATGTTCTGCACACGGGCAAACATCTGGCTAAACAATTTATCACTACCGGGAACAGGACGGCCATTAAGTGCGTACACCCCAGCCAAACCATTCTCGGCCTGCATCACATCCCAGTTAAGTTCGTACTCAAAAACATCTTTCTTGGGCAATAGAGTCTGCCCAATGTAATTACGCCTTATAGCCCGCTCATCAGGACGACTCTGGATTACGTCCATCAGAAAACTGCGGTCAAGAGGATTCGGATAGTCAGTCATAGTATATTATCTCCTTATTTCACTTATTTCCACTGAAGATGGGACAAACTAGATTTAACCGCAGCACTTATTGTACCAAGGGCCCCACCATAAATATAGCAATATGCCTCAATAAAAGTACCCTCTGTAACGGGGGACACCATCTTTGGCAACAAGCTAAGATCAGTGAATTCATTCAACATACCAACCGCAGTGTCTGAATAAGTGCCATATGACGCGCCCAAGCTATATGGTACATAGTTTACACCATCTGAGGTTTCGGCCAGCACCATACCCGGATACAAGTATTTATGTCCGTCAGAATCAGCAGTTATTACTGACTCATCAAAATATTTTCCACCCCTACGTTCCTTGGGCACAGAAGCCATAACAGTAAGAATAGCGCGATGCGCTTTGGTTACAAAAACATTGTAACTCATAGTATTTTACCCTCCGATCGATTATAGATTATAGAAGTCCGTAACAGCATCAGCCCTAGCCTTTTCCTGAGCTTCTATATCTTCATGGCTAGGATTCTCAAGTTCAGTATCCCCAGTATCATTACTCTCTACGGGCAACGTATATGGGAATGACAAAAGCATCTCCTTAACCGCAGTTCGCAACCAATCCTTTAGATTTCCACTATTTGCAGCCAGCTCAATTTTTACATCACCCTCACCCATCCCACTACCAGACAATAGACGAGCAGCAAAATCAATAATAACTGGGGCTAGAGATTTACCATCCTTAACTCGATTGCGAGCATTAGCAAGGAGTTTATCATTCTCGGACTGCTCATACTTGGCCTGAAGGGTAACTACCTGCTGTGAAAGAGCATCTCGCTCTCCTTCAAGTTCCTTTGCCTTTTCAGCAGTTACTTCCAATTCACGTACCTTAACAGTTAGAGCCTCAAAATCCTCTGGACTAATAGACATCAAAGGCTTCGGCTCAGAAACTACTTTGGCATCACCTGCGTTTTTATCTTTGTTTTCCACTGTTTCCTCCTGATTATTAATATTATCTAATTCGGGCTGTGAAAAAACTATCACAGAACCCGGACTATATTCCGCTTTTCCATCCATTGACAACAAAGCCACCTGCTCCTGTCTATGGATAAATGGCCGGTTTGTTAGTGCCGCACCCATTAACACCGGACCAAATCCTTGATCTGTCTCTGAATCCACGTAAGCAGCATCCAGTGACATACTAGCATACTTAAATTTCTCCGTTCGTATTAACTCCAAACCGGTAGGCAGCATCTGTACCATTAAAGTCAAAACATCTTTATCATATTTTAGGTCTTTAACCCAACCCACTGCACCCAAGTCAGGTTCATGGGCAACATCAATACTAAGCTCGAAACCTAAAGTATTAGCATAGAAGTTATTTATCAAAGCAGTAAAGAACGCATCATCAAACGACATCTCACCATACCAAGGATGCTTAAACTTTGACTTACGAAGAATAGGTATTTGCCCATTAATACTATCATCTAAAGTCTCATCCCCAAGCATATCAAAATTGAATTCAGTCATTACCTGAAGCATCCGCATCGGCTCATCCCTAGATGCTTTAACCCATTTACCCCGGGCGTTCTTTATATAACCGGCGTTACTAACTGCACCCCACGCTATCTTAATAGACTTAGTCTCTTCATCACCGGACTTAGACGAGGTATTAAACGCCCCCATCCAGATTCGTTGTGCTTTTACTGGCAAAGCCTTAACCATATCTGGTAAATCGTCGATTTTGCTGTATGGCATAGACACACTCCTAGTTGAAATTTATTGTCTATAGAGAGACTTTAATAGACTCATTAAATTATTAAATGTTGAAAAAACTATTTATTCTACCTATATTATACCACAAAAGTATAGTCTATGTCAAGCACCCTACATGTTTCATAAATAAATGATGCATATAGTTGAACTATGATAACAAAAAAATCATACATATAAAAAAATCTTTAGATAAAAATTTGATGATACGATAAAAAACTATCTACATCTTTTCCGTAGAGCAAGATTTCAAACCACTCAGATTCAAAAAATCTCATCAGACTACGATACAATAAATGCTCTTTTAGCTGACAGCTATAGAAATAATCATCCTTATTCTTAACAGCAAAATACTTCCTTCCATACTTGTTGGTCTTAAAGCAATTATTTACACACATGTATGGGCATATATCATTCTCTGAAAAACATACATGTTCATACGCTAGAAAGGGCAGATTCTTTGTGTCTCTAATAGCCCTATCTACTATTGCATTAGCCAATGCTTCATATCCAACCTGATTTACATTATGCCTACCCATCTGCCAATCGCCCTGTAAGCACTGCCTCATTGAATTTCTTTTGAGCATGATCCCAAGTCCAACTCTCAAATTTATTCTTGGCAGCTTGCCCATATTTAATACGATACTCTTTTCTATTCCGATAAAAATCGATCAGCGTCTCACCCACTTGTTCAGCCGAGACATGAACTAGTTTCACACCAGTATGCCAATAATCATAAGAATCTTTTGGCGGTTTCATCATATAAGCAACATCACCATAGATCTCAGTTCGAGCAGTTCCATCATCAACTGTAGCAACTGGTACGCCACACATAGAACTCTCCAGGGCCGGGAGTGAAAAACCATGCACGGAAGCCACATCCAACAGCATATCAAAAGTATTCAACTTAGTAATATAAGATGCCTGTGACCATAACTCTCCACGCTCTTCCATACTAGGGGGCCTATTCAAAGAAAGGAGCTTTTCTTTAGTATTCGGTTTGCTATATGCTCCCATTTTATATTTATACTTATCTTGTTCGGGCTTAAAAAGAAATGAATCAGCTACATCATAAACCTCACCAGTATAACGAAGGTCATACCCTTGGAGTGCGTTCTGATCATATTGCTGAGCATGTATATAGATAATAATATGCTCATACTCTTCAGGATAATTATCTTTTATATATCGCATGGCTTCAAATACTTTAGGATAACAATTGGTACGTTTATTAACCCCTATCATACCAACAAAGAGCAAGTCATCCTCTATAGCAAACAGATTACGCAAATGTAGCCGCTCAGACTCTTCATATTCCTCAAATGGGGCATGGTCCCAACCATGTGATACTTTATATGAAGTAACACCCCATTTAGATAATGCGTCAACCCCAAATTGACAATAGGTTAGTGGAACAGCAGATAACCTCCCAACATTAACAGTGGATGGAAATATTGGTAAACCCTCAATAGGAAAATAGGATATTAGAGCAGTATGTTTACCAGGACCGATAATATTATTCTCTAACAGAAATCTGGCTCTACGCATTAGAGTACCTGGATCACCAACAAAGAATATTCTATCAGGCTCCACTTCATCGCACATTCTGCGCAACAGATTATCACCACCAGGATCATTAGCATTAGCAGGCCAATAGTGATAAGGAAGCTCACGCATCTTTTCATAATCAGGGGTTATATCTAATGATCCCAATACATATACATCAAAATTAGGATTTGCTACAAATCCCTCTACAGCCATTCTAACCACATTGCCAAAGCCACTAGTAACCATTGGCGAATCACCAAACACTAGAATCTTTAACGTCTCAGGTAGAAACGGACTTTTCATTTAATCCTCCTTAATATCTCTGTCCATAATTTAGGGTATACAATATGACTTCCGAACCTATTAACAACATATTCCCGCTCCTCTTCGGTAACTGGGCCCTTCACATCGTTTAACATTGCCTCAGTTAGGGCCATCACTCTTTCATCAAAGTCTAGAATCTCTGGTATAAAAATAGAAGTCTGATCAAACCAATATCTATACATTGGATAATCCAAACATATAGGTCGGCAGCCACACAGAATCCCCTCAATATTCCCCAATTCCATACCTTCGACGTACCGCATACCATTGCAAAACCTGCTTTTATTATATATCTCAACCATCTTCTCAACAGATACATTTTCAAAGTGATTAAACCCAGGACCAAAATTAAAGTTATGTCCCACATGATTTGTTTCTAACATATTCAATGATGCTGCCTGATACATTTCTTTAATAAATTCCGATTCTGCAACATATCCGGTAGTCATTACTGCATTACGATCCCCATAATTGGTACGTACAAACACGTCGGTATCAACACCTATTGGCGTTCTTATCATATCAAAAGATATATCTGTAACCCATTCATCCAGTGGATAATAAGACATTACTATTGCTTTACTCAAAATATCTCGATACAATTCCTTTGATGGAATATTGGCAGAACCACCAGTCTTGAAGCAATAGAAGAATACCAACATCCTATCCATAGGTAAGGTAAACTCATTTAACTCGCCCTCACCTATTAAATGAACAAATCTATAATCTGCCTTATCGGGAGTATCAACAAACTCTATATTGTCGGGTGCAGATTGTTTTATATTATTGGCAGCAGTTCTAATTCCATACCCAATCTCATCTGGAACCTTTGAATATATTTTTATCATTTCCAGCAATTCCAAACCATCTCGTGCATATCATGTTCAGTTACTCTCTCCACCTTACTAAATCCAACATCGTTTAATATAGATTCAAAAAGCTCAGGAGTGTAGCCAAATTTATGATCAGTGAAAGGAACCGCCTCAAATGTTCCATATATATTATGTAAGATTTCTCTGTTGCCTGTCAATAATGTGGCAGCACAAGCTAGAATATTTGGAACACTTACTTCCAATAGTCCGCCTGGTTCTAACACGCGCTTTAATTCTAGTAATGCACCTATAACTTCATTCGGCCACAAATGTTCCAGTACATGAAAAACTTCTATTCTACTAAAAGTATTATCTTCAAACATATTCATATCTCGTATATCCCCAACCAATACGCCAACACTTGGGCGTATGTCTAATAATATAACAGTATCATCAAGATTATGCGTCTCACACTTAGACCCTATTGCAAGTATTGTTGACATTAATTTCTACCTATACCAGTTAATGAGCTCCAATTTCTTCCTGTATGAATCATACTTATTGTAGATGAGTGCACACCAAACATATATCCAAGATTTCGTTCTGTGTGTTCGCCTTTTAATCTTACTATTTCCAATACTTGTTCATTAGTAAGTTTAGCATTATGGTGCCTTTCACCAACATTTGATCCTTTTTTAGTGCCACACTTTCCTCTTCTTCCCTTGCTTATCATATCCTGTATATTATCTTTTTGTGTGCCCAAAAACAAATGATTTGGGTTAACACATCCTTTATTATCACACTTATGACAAACACATAAGCCCTCAGGTATTTCCCCAAATACTATTGTCCATACAAATCTATGTGCTAACAGTGTTTTTCTATTACACTTAAATTGACCATATCCCGCAATATGTAGGTATCCGCCCCAATCCCAACATGCATTATCATTCCCTTTATTAACATTATCCCAAAATCTTTTAACGTCTGATTCGTTCATATCCTATCCTTTCTTCATTTGTATTGCATGTAATTTCGTCATATTTATGTATGGTCCACATGTATATTAGGATCAACCCACACAGTAAAACCTAGACTTCTAGCATGATTACAGAAAGCCTTAACATCTAACTCAGTGCCATAACGTGCACCAGCCTGTACTACTTTACTTTTTGCTAAGAACATACTACCTACATTTTTAACTTCAAAAGTATCCAAATATTTATTAGCGAACCATTGCTTCGTTTGTTGGGGAAAGCCTTTACCATCAAGAAATTCGTGCGCCCACAGATCGTAAAAAACCCCATGACCCCATATCATCACCCCAATTACATCTTTATCATTTTTCATTAAGTCCTGTATCAATGTAGCTTTATTATGTGGCTGCAAATCAGGCTGATAATACATGAAATAATCTATACTTTCATCTTTAACCAACTCATTAAGCATGTGATCATTTAACGTTCCTAAGATCCAAAACCTTTCAGGGCACACAACAGAACCGTATAGCGGTTTACCCAAGTCCAACTTAAATACTCTAACACGTGGCTCTACTGCTTCCCATTCCTTCAATAGAGTATATGTATTATCCTTAGAATCGCCCTCTATAACAGAAACTGTCCAATTGGTATAATTCATAGCATAAATCTTTGCCTTATATTCTGCCACTCTATCTGCTCTATCTCGCAATAACGAAAAAATAGCTACCTTTGGTTCATCACTCATACTCTTTCCCTCTCCAAATTTTCTATAATTTTATCATAATTATAGTTTGAACCTTCTCGATTTAATATATATGGATTGCCAGCATATTTCTTTCTATTCTCTGCTTGCGCCTTCTTATATCTCTTCATTTTCTCTATCATATAATCAAGATACACATACTTTCCATCAGGAGTTTTTGCATCATGTATATCATAATGCTTAATCCAAACATTATCTATTCGTATTGGTTTGCTCATCCCTTCATGCACATAATGTATTATATCATTAAAACGAAATGTTGAATTATTCTTAAATATTCGTGGGTGCACCTCATGCGATCCACGATATATATTATGACGCGGTATATATATTGTTTCAAACCCTTTTTTATCTAACCTGATTATTCGATTCCTAAGATTTAATAAATCGCCTTCCCATCTCTCATCGGTATCAGACCATAAAATCCACTCTCCTGTACACATTTCTCTTGCCAACTGTCTATGAGGATCGGCGAATCCGCGTCGCTCTTCAGTTGCATGAACCTTTGCACCAAATGACTTAGCCACATTAAGAACATCCTCAATCTCAGGGCCATCACGAACTACGACTAATTCATCAACAAGACTTGTCATTTTTGTTAGAATTTCTTTTATATCTTTGGCATGGCCGTATGTCACTACCATAAAGGATAACTTTAATATATGCCCCAAATTTACCTCTCTATACTCTCTTCATTTATAAACCATATTGTAGTGTTAGGAGCTACCTGTGCTAATGGCAATAACTCATTAACGGCTCGCTGCACCCCAGGCCAGGCCGGTGAATAATCGTGTCCTGATAATAGACCATCTACAGACAATAGATTTCTATAGTTTTGTATATCCTCTTTGATTGAATCATAATCATGTCCCGCATCCAAGAATATAAAGTCAAAGATTGGACCATAATCTTCTAATAGTTTGTGATATGATTCAGTTGATAATTTATTAATTACAGTCATACGTTCGTGGTGCCCAGACATATTATTCATAAATTGATTTAGAATATACTCTGGTCCAAGATTAATAACATCGGCAAAATCAACGCTATAATTTTCTATATCCTTTGGCCCAGAAAAATGGTCTACAAAGAAAAGATGTCCTGTACTATTATCTGCCAATGATCTTGAACTTCTACCCTTCCAACAACCAACCTCTAATATATCTTTCTTATTCTGTGCCTGCTGCGCCAACCATAGGAGTTCTCCGTCAAATGTCCACCCCTCTACTTTTTGTGCATTTGATATATCTACCATGTATTCTCCCTTACCAATGTTTTAAGTCCAATGAAATAAAAAATTGTACTTACCGCCACCTTGGGTTTCTGGACGATGTGATACCATTTCCTCTTTGGTGCGAGCACACTTATATCCCTTACTCTTAAAGTATTCTAGCAACGCCCAATCGCCACCTTCTGTTGGATGCGCTGTAGGATAATCTAGAGCATCGAGAAATATCTTTGTTTCCATAAAATTACAATTGCCAGAAACATACGTAGATATGGGATAATCCTCCCAATATTCTCCTGGTGTCATGCCCTTTGCGTAATTGCCATCTAAATGCCTACAATGAAAGGGGGACACAATACTAATCTCATAGGGGCTTCGTTTCAAATCTTCGTATGTATCAACACACTCTTTTAACCAATTCGGCTTATATTGCATATCATCATTGGTTATAAGACAATACTTTGGCATTGGTATTTTTGGGTTCTCTGAAGTAATCTTCATTAAAGCTCGCCATTGATTAAGTGCATGATGAATACCCCAATTTCGTTTCTCTATTATTAACTTCTCTATAGCACCATCATATACCTTCTGAAGCAAATACTCTCTTGTTCCATCATCATTTCCATTATCTATAACCCAAAGCCTAAGAGGATAGCCTGGTTCCTCCATCATTGATTCAATAGACTCTTTAACAATTTCATATCGTTTCCATGTGTATATCAGGGCCAAACACGCATCATCGTCTATTTGATAATCAACAAAACACGGACTCATGCGCAATACACCAATGTAATATACGTCTTAGATACCTTAAATCCAACACTACTATATAACCTCATAGCCGAGATATTAGATAGTTGTGTTCCTACACTAACAGAGTCAATACCCTTCTCATAGAAATAACGAAGATTAGCTTTAACTAGTTCGCGCCCAATACCCAAGCCAGACATTTCTTTACGAACAGCAGTAATGCCAATAACCCCACGCTTATTTTCGCACAAACGGCAAGTCGAGAACCCACCTATAACAGCATCACGGTCAACAACATCCACACTAGTATCATACTTGCCCTCTACACTGTTCTTTATCCAAGCCTTATAAACATTATCTGCAACGTCCTTTGATAAAAATGGATCACAATGGTAACGATCACTCTGAAACGCTGAACCAGATATATCTATCAATTCATTAAGATCTTCTTCAACTGCCGCGCGTGTTCTATAGGTATCTGATAGAATTAATCTCTTATCCCATCCAATCTGGAAATTATACTCTAAATACCCATCTACCATAATGAATCCATATTCTTCTAATGCTTGAATAATATCTATCTTTATACTCGGCACTCGTACCATTATGTGCTTATATCTAAAATCATGAAATGCTATTTGCGTTATAATATTCTCTATTAAATCATAGTTGGCTGTTCTAACTTTAAGCTCACATGCAAGTCCCCCAAATAACTCCGAATCCCATGGCTTATCAATAACTGTAAACTCATTATTGTCTAATACTACATTATCCACCATTATTTTCTCCTATAAACACACTCAATGGCAACATGCGATAGAAATACAAAATATATGATCTATTGTTATGCACTCGCTTAATAACTCTATCCGGCGGCAGCGCGGCTATATTTAGTTTAAGTTGCTGCATGTCTAAAGGTGTAAGTACGAAACAAGCACCCCCAAGATGGTCCGCCTCTGAATTATAAGTAGCTTCTGCAAACACCAACAACTGTTCATCAGGTTCAAAATCATCCAAATTTGCATCCAGAGTATCCTTTACATACCTTGTAATTGAAAGACCTGTAGCAATACCCATATTACAGAAGGTCTTCCCAATTAACAATACATCTCTGAAATCATACTCATCTACCAATTGGGCAAAGAGATAAGCCAACGCTAGAGTTTCCTCAATAGGATCAAACAACACAGGCTTTAGAATCCCTTTATAATTAAACTGTTTCATCTATCTACTCCTACAGTAACTCTCGATAGACTCAATTACATAATCTACCTGTTCCTCTGAAATCTCTGTAAATAACGGAAGAGAAACACAGTGTTGTCCAAACTCCTCTGCTTTGGGACAACTGCCCTCAAATCGATTCCTATACCAGGGATGAGTTGTCAGAGAAGTAAAATGAACCCCACAATATATATCCCTCTCACGCATGAATTCAATAAACTCTTGTTGTTGGTCAATCATAATAACATAAATATATGGTACAGACAGACCAAAAGCTGACTTTGGTTTACGGGCAATAAAAGAATATTTCTGCTCAAGCTCGTAAAACGCTTGTTCATATTCTTCAACTGCCATCCATCTACCCACCATCAATGGAGCAACCCGTCTTAGTTGCTCAAGAATAATAGCCGCCGAGAGATCCGTTAAGTTTTTCTTATATCCCGGAAACTCAACCATTGGACAAGCAGAACTGGAACGACCCGTATATCTATCTTCTGCGCCCTTACTTAAGCCATGTAGACGCGCCTTTCTAATCCATGTATCCTGCTCGGCTGATTGACCTGTTATAATCCCCCCTTCAGCACCTGCTATAATCTTAGTGGGATAAAATGAAAAACAAGTTAGATTATCCAAGCCGCCCACATAAGTATTATCATCATACTTACCAAAATGAGCTTCTGCTGCATCCTCAATAACGGGTATGGCACGTGCCATTAGGTTTAGAATATCAAGAATCTCTCCTGCATAATGAACTCCCATTATAGCATCAGCATTGTCCAAAGCTGGATGATTTACGTCCATCAAGCCAGTCTCATCAACATCTACGAATAATGGAATATTTCCTGTTGTTTCAATAACATTGGCTGAAGCAGCAAAAGTAATAGGCGAGACAGCAATTACAGCCTTTTGTAGACCTAGAGCCTCAATACAAAGTTGAAGGGCTGAGGTGCAACTATCTACTGCAATAGCATTTCTTGGAGCACCAACTATTTTAGCAAACTCATTTTCTAGCTCTGCTACTTTATTGCCCATTGTCCACCAACCAGACTTTAGACAATCATCAACCGCAGAGCGTTCTCTAGCTGTTACCGATGGCGTACAGAACGGTACGTTCATGTTCTAACACCTCCCTTATCCGCTTGACAGTGTAGTATCGAGTATCATTAGGATTTTCTATTTTATTCACACAAGCCTTTATCATATCTAATTGCTGTGCAAATTCCTCAGTCCATTCCATATTATCAAAAGGTTCTTTCACAGCAACTGGCAACATACGATAGTTTCTTGAATCAAGATTCTGTGATTCAACTCTTACTTTAGCATCAAAATATTCACCAATGATATTAGCCAAGTCAAGAATGGTTATATTGAAATCAACAACATTTATAATATACCCTTGATTTACAGATGTATTAAACAATGCTGCAATGTAAGAATTAACTGCATGTGATACATGAAGAAATGGACGATACTGTTGCCCCCCATACACAGTAAGCTCACCAGTAGTAATCGCATCAAACACCATCTTGTTAATAGCTAAGTCCAATCTGAGCCGTGCTGATGGTCCATACAGAGTAGCCATACGAAGAATGAATGGTTGCCAATTATCATCTGCCATTGCCCACAAATCTCTCTCGGTCTCTAGTTTCTCACTAGCGTACAATGAAATTGGAAATGTGGGTGACCATCTTGAACAAGCATAATTAACTGCACCGTATACTGAAGCAGACGAAGCAAAAATGAACTTAATTCCTCGTTGATAACACTGGTACGCCAATTGAATAACACTAAAATGATTTATTAGTTTAGTTAATGTGGGGTTAATTTCAGATGCTGGATCATTACTAATTGCAGCCAACCATATAACAGCATCTACACTATCAAAACTATCTAATTCTTTTACCCAATCCATTTGTTCAACTCGACAGTTTACTAAAAAATACTTGCCATAAGGTTGCTTGGTAACATTCTCACCAAAGAACAAAGCATCATAATTAACAATGTAATCTATTTCTGGGAAATTCAACAATCTATCAATTAATACACTCCCCAGATAGCCACTACCGCCAGTAATTAAACACCGCACTATATCTCTCCCCTCGCCATTAAATTAAGTTTTATTTTCTTTAGTCAAGTCCCAAGTATCGCGCAAAGACTTATTCGCTCTGTAGTAGCTAAGTTCACCAATCAGCCTATCTATCTGAGACTTCATACGCATCACCATCCACACATCCTCCTGTGTAGTTTTCTTCTCAAAGATACGCTGCAAGAGTTGAACGAACTCATCTGCTTTAATCTTATTGATTTCCATAACTCCTCCTAATGAGTATCACCAATACGACTTCTAAAGTTCTCTATAGCTTCATCATCTGCATCACCATTTAGTAACCTAACAGTAGAATCATGATTGGTGCTATAACTTATCTGAAAGTTCTCAGTTAGTTTATAAAAGTATCTGGTCTTCTCAAGAATATCATCAGAGACACATCGCCTTCGCTCATCAGGTGATAGCTCATTAAGCTCTTCAACAAACTCCTTTAGACGCACCTTCTTTTCCTCTATGCTCCAACCTTCACCAATACCTAGCTTAGACTCATTGACAATCTCTATGGGAAACTCAGACTCAGAGCCACCAATGGGTAATCTACCCCGCCTGGTATATTGAAGAACCTTTGCTGCATTGTCCAAAGTATTCATATCAATATCAAGAAGCTCAATCTCATTAAAGCCCAATAAGAGACCCAGTCTATACAGCTTGGTTGCATTGTATGCCCATGACCTTGAAATGTTAAATCTAAATGTAGCGTTCTGGACATACTCCTCCCAAGTAACAATAGGCTCTCCATCAACATTCATAGCAAACCGATACAAATGGTTATGTCGTATAGATGCAAACAAAACATAGGCAATCTGACTATGAGTAGTGCTGTGTTGCAAATGTTTGGATATTTCCTCCTCTATCTCTAGCAGATGGTCTCTATGCGCGCTAACCTCTGTAATCTCTAAACCAAGATGCTCAAATACTGTCAATTCCATCACTCAACTCCTTGAAGTACAACCTCTTATAAGTTTTGAATGGTGCTCCACTTAACGTTATAGACACTCTACCATATACATAATACTCACCCTCATACTCAACTCGCTTAAGAATCTGGCCCTTACTAGCAAAGAAGAACTCCAAAAGAGCTACATCAATAAGTGTAGTCAATTTCTGATCTGTTACCAAACCATCCATAGACACATTTAGTTCCTCTGCAATACGAACCACATCGTCCCGCTTTACCCACCAATCTCCAATTTCTAAGATTACCGCATCTTTCCTAGACATTTTCCATCCTTTCTCCATACTCTTATTATAACACACAAAATTCGGTTTGTCAAGTGTTTGATCAATTTATTTTTTCAATATTGTATCTAATTCACTCTCACTCATCAAAATACTACTCCCTTTTTTCTGCCCAACAAGCATACGCGATAGACTATTGTTAATCTCTTCTGGTGATTTCTCAGACTCTTCCTCCTCTTTCTCTTTTGGTTTCTCCTCCACAACAACTTCCGATGTTCCGCCGAAATTCGGGTCCTCATATTCCTTGCCCGGTTCTACTATGGGAATATTATTAACGGCGGCTAGAGCCTTCCAATCAATCTCATTTGCAACAGCATGTTTAGCATTAACTGCCTGCATTAACAACTTGAGGAGTGCATCCTTTTCAGCAATATTCAACCCCTCTGTCACCAACTTAACCTTTGCTTCTGACTCATCACCATACTTGTATTTCACAAACTTTGTCAATAAATAACTATTAAGCTGACTTATAATCTCAGTCAATACCCTCTCACTATCTAACAATGTTACTTGATAGTGTACATCAGCCATACCATAAGAGCCCGTACCCTGAGTTGTAGCTACAGTATCAGGCAAAATAACAGACCTAAGAATTAGAGTTCCCAATAGATTGAGAGCATTGATAAATTGATCTCCTCTAAGGTCACTCTTTAAGTATTCTAATGAGTATAATGGATTACCATCTGGGTCAGTGTCTGATGGTATTGCAATAGCTGGGGAACGAGCAGCACGATAGGCTACACTAAGTGCTTCATCTAATGCCTCTACATAAGTTCCATCAGACTTCCTAACAGTAAAGTTAGACGGAGCCTTTGCCAAAAGTTGTGGGGTTCCAGTACGTTCCAAATATCTAACAAATGACCGCCAAATAATATCATAAAAGAAAAAGAATGGGTACACCGCTTTAAGAGCAGACTCCCCATATACATTCCTGAATCTCTTATTATAAGATATTACTAGACTTTGCTCCAATGGTATGTTCACATCTGGTCCGGGACTTCCCGATTGAGTAAAGCCATTAAATGAACTCCCATGATACTTTACCTTTTTAATCGACCCTAAATAGATGGGATTAATATCCGCCACCAAGGGATTGTTCTTGCTAACTTTCCAGACTATCTCATTAAACGATGCGCCATAGTCAAAGCAAGTTAAGAGATTTGTAATTGTCTTGGGCAGTATCTCATACATGTTCTCTTTAATAGCAGTTTGATAAGCACTCTTAACTCCATCAAACTCAAAGGAATAAGAACGCTTATTGCGAAAGATAGACGCTATTGGTGCTTTCTTCAACGCCAAGCCGAATAAAACCTGACCACACTTAAGCATATCCTCAATATGACTAATATTAAAATCAGCGGCGTAATTAACATACGGATTTGTTTTATTGTTCTTGCCAACATACATGCTACCGTACAACACTGACTCATAACCCCCACTACTTCTAGTAACTGTAGGTGGAGCTTCAGCCATTCTTGCAAAGGCTATTACTTGCTCTAAGTCTCGTTGCAGATGTTTATACTCACTCTTTCCAGACACCTCCTTTAGAATATCTATAACCTCTGATGGAAATTCAGCACTAAAAGATTCAATAACATGTTCTTTTTCCTGTTGCTCTCTATACATCTTCTTTTGTTCTCTATCAGTTCGCCCCCATCTTGAATACGCAGCATGACGCTTACAATAAGTGCTGGCAGCAATAACAGGAGTACCACAGATTGCGCAAGTACCTTTTTTCTTGGTTACCATATACGACTCCTAAATTTCTCACTGGGGTCTTCAACCCCAAAGAATGTTGGATTTAATTCAGTATAATATCCTTCTCTAGCCATATCAGGTACACTCTCATACTGACGCTTAGGACCAGCCATCTGATAATCAGCATCATTATGACGTGGATCATTCAGTTCAGATACAATGACAATACCATAAGACGTCAATGATTCATACGCCCAAGCTAAAGCAACTACTAAATCATCATGTCTGCCAGAGGGTGCGTTCATACCTCCGCTATTATCATAAGAATATGCTAAAAGTTGATTAAAAGTTTCAGGATCAGTAATAGTAACCTCACCACTCTCTAAGGCTACTGCTAATTGAGTCATAATAGCTGGCTTGGATTTGGAAGTCATCTTTCTTGGAATTAGTCTACAATTTGGTAATTCTGGCAACTTGTGCATCTTATAGACAGTCATACCAGTACCATTAGCCTCAATAATCATAGGTCCGGGAAAATCTTTATGTATCCTAGATACGCGTCCGGGAAGCACTATATCTATCCCATTACGACTCTGTATACTACCTGCCCAAGCAGATAAAGTATCTTGATTGTTTTCAGCATAAATTTGTACCCCTTGCTCATTAAGAACAACAGCACTATGACAATCACCTAGTTTTCCTCTACCTTCAGCAGTATCAATACCAGTAAAAGATAGTCTAGTTTTCTCTTTTACAAACTTGGGTTTATAGCAATTTTTCACCGAAGCTAGATCAAACACTGGATTTCCAGAGCCAACAAAGTCACACTCATACTCCTGTAGAATCTGCTTCTTTGTCATGCCCTCAGTAGCCTTAGAATACCATGCCTCATCAAATCCGCAATTCTTCCAATGTACTTTAAGCGCGGAAAAACTATTCTCATTATAGAGAGCCTCAAAGTAGATTCTATCAAACAGGGCTCCTTTAAGCCCGTGTGGGGTATTATGGCACACCAGCCCATTTACACAATATTCATGTATATTACTAACAGAAAAATCATAGGTTTCTTCTGAAGGAAGAGATTTATTAACATCGGTTACCTTTACCCATCGTATATTAGGCGCATACAAGGATTTCAAGTATTTATATTCAGGGGTATCCCTAAGCTCTACATACAAATCTAGAATACGCAATAATTGACGTTTGGAAACATGTTCCGCTATAGTTCTTGTAACACTGTGCTTAACCTCAGCCCTCATTCTATGAAATCGTAATATTTCTGGTGGCTGAAGGGTCCAATTATCTAAATGTTTACTAAGAGCTTTTACCGCGTTACTTGCATACGGAACCACATCTTGTCTCCCCTTCGATAAAGGGACAATCCCCTGTTTCCTTTTAACTCTAAATCCTACAACACTAAGAAATCGATTAACATCATACAATGAGGTTATACAAAGTGCATACATATCATGCTGAGAGCATACTTGCCTCCCATTAACTATAGTTTTCCGACCCGCCGGGATAGTACACCTTATACGCGAGTATATTCCCAAATTTAATAAAATCTGTTGAGTCTGCTGTAAAAGCACCAACGAGGCTGAAGAAAGAACAACAGCACAACCACCATCACGTGGACGTGGATGCGTACCATCAGCATCGAATAAGCCCTGTAAGAATCCAATAACTACCTCTCGCGGAGCAGTTAAAATTCGCTTCGGAATTATCTTATCAAAAGACTTCAAAGAAAAGTCAAAACCAATCAGCTCTAAATACCCTGCTAAAAATTTAGAACTCTTCCTATAACCTTGATCCCCAAACTTTGTAAATTTCCAACCACCTTGTCCTGACGTTAAGAAATCAGTTATTTCTCCATCACTATTACTTATAGTTACCTGATAATGATTATCATTAGTACGAATATACCCATCGCCTATCAACAGACCACACAAATATCCAATATCCGCCGTTGGGACAAAGTCATCAGTCCCAAAAATGTTTTGGTTATAGGACAGGGCTACAAAGTCATCAACTATTAAATCCTCTGCATTAATCCACCCCTCATAATTCTCCCTACGCACCCAAAATTTATGATTAGGCGTACACTTTGTTTCAACGCCCAAAGATGTCCGTACTCCCAAAATAGGCGATTTGCCATTATTAAAAACTTTATCAACCTCCTGCATCCCATTTCTAGTATGTAGCTGACAACAATATAGTAAGTCATTAAATCCAGGACTTTTTGCATGTTGAACAAATTCAGAAACCTGGCGTAATCCATTATTTGTATACACATAATTATCAGCAGTCAAACAACTAACCAAAGCCGCCTGACCTGCGTGTGATAAAGTAGGCTTCATAGACTCCCACATTACTTCTGATTCTTTATCCGGCCAGAAAGCAACCTCATCCCCCAGTACAAAAGCATAACTTTCTCCTCTACCAGCATGACCTGTTGTAGTAGACGACGCTATAACAGAAGTTCCAAGAATCTGTCCATAAGTTTCACTAGAAGGATCGTCATCTCTAAATCCAAACTTGATAAGAGTCTTGGTCTCGGAAAGCATCTCACCAGTCAACCATTCTGGCATATTACTGATTAGATACTTGACCTTGTCCAACAGAAAAATAGCAGACCTCTCTGTTCTTGAGACAAATAGGACATCTTTATTCTGATGCAACATAGCTACCCATAATCCATAAGCGGCCAATGTCCAAGACATTCCCACCTGCCTGGATTTAACTACAACAATATCCTCTCCCGCCTCTAATCTCTCTAAAATATCCGTTTGCCAATCATACAGATCCCATCTAATGCGACCACGAGAAGGATGTCTTAAATATCCAAAGTGAGACAATAAATAACAAGCACTAGTGGAACAAGCAGTCAGTTCCTCTAGTTGTGCATCAGTTAGATAGATCATTGCAATACGCTAGTCCTTCCATGTGATGCAACTGCCGACTCTGAGACTCTTATTAGCATATTGAGCTTCTCTTTTATTCTAATCAAACGATCAAAAGCCTCTACTAATCTAGCAAGCTCTTGAACTGACAATCCACCCTCTTTAATTCTACTACTCACCATATCTGTCAGACTAATAAGAATAGTGACATCAATATTTATATCTACTTTGCGCCAGCCCTCATTAGCCGATAACTGCTTCAACAGACTTTCAGATAGTGTAACTCCAACAAGATTAAGACTCTTTTCACTAAGCTCTCTAAGAGAAATATCACTACCCTCATAGAGTTCTCTGGCTAGTTGCTTAGGGTCAGTCCTCTCTTGATTCTCACTTTCATTCAATTGCGCTCCTCCTATATAAATTAAATATAAAGACTCTTTCATACTATAATTATACCATATTAGTATGATCTATGTCAAGCACCCTACATGTTTCAAGAAAAAACAGTGTGCCTAAAAAAACAGTACCTCTAAAAAAGAAGCACATAAAAAATTTGGTACTAAAAAAACTAAGGTAACAAAAAAAGATGAGTACCCTTTTTTATCAAAGTATGATGGATGCTTGACATAGATGATGCTTTTGTGGTATAATAGGGGGTAGGAAAAATAAGAAAATGTCAAGCACAGGAGCAAATTATAATGAACCCCAAGCATATCGTATCTTTTTCAGGTGGTAAAGATAGTACAGCAATGTTACTAATGATGTTAGAAAAAGATTGGCCCATGGACGATATTATTTTTGTGGATACTACTAAAGAATTTCCGTCAATGTATGACCATATCAAAAGGGTTGAGAACTACATCGGCCGAGAGATTACAAAAGTAGAAATTGCGTTTGATTATTGGCTAGGTAAACATGTAAAAACTAAAGGAAAGAATAAAGGGAAGATAGGATATGGCTGGGCTGATTTTAGAAATAGATGGTGTACTGGCCTAAAAAGAGAAGCATTTGTAACTACTGCTAACAAAAGTAAGAAGTATAACCCATACCATCGGTATGGGTTAGCAGGTTGTCCAAACACAATTGAGTACCATGGAATAGCTAGTGATGAAGCGCATCGAACTAAAAATAATAAATATGTAGATAGAATTATTAAATATCCTTTAGTCGAATGGGGTATCACCGAAAAGCAAGCATTGGAATACTGCTATGCTAAAGGTTTTGATTGGGATGGGCTATATGAACAATTCGTTCGCGTCAGTTGTTTTTGCTGCCCTTTCTCACGACTGGGTGAATTAAAAACAGTCTATACTAAATACCCCAAGTTATGGCAGCAGATCAAGAAGATGGACAAGAAAAGCTATAGAAAGTTTCGAGCTGACTATTCCCTCGATGAATTAGAAAAAAGGTTCCAAAAAGAATGTACACAATTAACGTTATGTGATCAATAATATATAAAAAGGTTTTTAATCTACCTATTGACAAAACTCGTTTTCTGTGGTATAATAGAAGTAGGTTAATAGGATAGATAATTTATAATAAAGTCCACGAAACTACTTTAGTCTGATGGTATACTATATTGAGAGAGTTGATCTTTTTCACATCCAAAAAGGAGAAGTGATAAGACCACTTGCATCCGGTGAACATGCCTAGAGAGCAGAGGATGACACTAAAAGAATAGACGCTACAAAGGTGGAATTACACACAAACACCTAAAATAAGTGTAGGTGCGAATAGAGTCTAATGAGTGGACTTTATTCTGAACTGTGACGGGGCTAATAATAATACCGTTTCACAGGGGTGCCAATTATGTTAAAGACCGGTCGTAACACCCCAACCAAGACCGGGCCAAACGACAGCTGGTGGTTCCAGGAAACTGAGATAACTCAGGAGAGGCGTCGAAATAGGAAGTTTAGCTCAGCTTAGCTAACACGTCACAGCGCAGCCCTCGTTGACGTTACTACCTAAAGTAGAGGACTCCATGCAGGAGTCTATAAGCCAGGTACGAACTAAACACTTGTATCTGACTTGCAGGCGAGCACCGAACAGTCACTCGTTCCGCAGCAATGTGATGTAGCTGTTTCTGGAAAAAATCGACTGTTCTACCCTCCTATGTCGCATTTTATTTAAAATCGGAGAGCTAATTAGCTACTTGGCTGAGAGCAAGCCAAGTTTAGGTCTACAGTCTACTGTTCCTCTTGCTTAAACAACCAGCTTAAGGAACATCGACTCTTGACCTAAATAATTTTAATAGTAAAATATGTCTATTATACTTGGCAACGAGACAGCCAAGTTTTATTATTAGATGGCTTATCTTCTTACCTTTAACTACCAACTGTTATGACTTAGCCATCTTAAACTTTCTGTCTACGCCAAAAGTTTAATACTATCTCTTGTAAAACTAAGGACTCTTTAAGCAATATTGATTTCATACTATGGCTTGACCTTAGCTCAGTATCAACATTGCCAACTACTCACAAGATTGTTGTTCCAACAGTGAGTCTAAGTCTATTGAA